GTGGCCCCTGGCGCGGCTCCGGCCCTATGAGCGCAACGCCCGCACCCATAGCCTTGAGCAAGTGGCGCAGATCGCCGCCAGCATCCAGGAGTTTGGCTTTACGAATCCGATCCTGGTGGGCGAAGACGATGGGATCATTGCCGGCCATGGTCGATTGGCCGCGGCGATGGATTTGGGGCTGACTGAGGTGCCGGTGATCGTGCTGGGTCACCTGACCGCTGAGCAGCGCCGGGCCTATGTACTGGCTGACAACCAGCTGGCGCTCAATGCCGGGTGGGATATGGAGCTGCTGCAGCAGGAAGTGATAGGGCTGAACCTGGCAGACTTTGATCTAAGCTTGCTTGGCTTTGACGAAGACCGGATCGCGGGACTGCTGGACCCGGAAGGGATTGACCGGGAAGAGTCAGCGCCAAAGGATCACAAAGGAGCCGAGGAGTACGGCGAAGAAGACTTTAGTGAGTTTGAACACAAGTGCCCACGCTGCAACTTTGAGTTCAACGGATGACGCTTCGCCGCTTTCATGGCCCCTGGAATCTGACTGATTTAGCCACTGTTCCAAAGAATGGCCTCACGGCATTCTCCTGCTTCCATTGCGGCGGCGGCTCAACGATGGGCTACAAGCTCGCCGGCTTTAACATGCTTGGCGGTGTTGAGATCGACCCGGAGATGATGGCCATCTATCGGGCCAACCACAAGCCGAAGCACAGCTACCTGATGGGAGTGCAGCAGTTTAACAAGCTGTCGCTAGAAGAAATCCCCGATGAGCTAAAAAACCTGGATTTACTGGACGGATCGCCGCCGTGTTCATCGTTCAGCGTGGCTGGCAGCAGAGAAAAGAAATGGGGCGATGCTCACCACTTCCGCGAAGGGCAAGTGAAACAGGTACTAGACGACTTGTTTTTTCACTTTATTGAGGTTGGCCAGCGGTTACGGCCGAAGGTAATTGTGGCCGAGAATGTGAAAGGCTTGATCCTCGGCAATGCGAAGGGCTACGTCAAAGAGATCTTCGCGGCGTTCCGTGAAGCGGGCTATGACACCCAGCTGTTCTTGTTCAACGCGTCCCGCATGGGCGTGCCGCAGCGCCGCGAGCGGACGTTCTTCGTGGCCCGGCGGCAGGACCTCGACTGGCCCAAGCTGACCTTGACTATGAAAGAGCCGCCCATCCCGATTGGTAAAGCCATCGCCGATGTGGAGCTGCGCGGCAAGGTGGTTTGGCTCACGCCGGAAAGCAAATCGCTGTGGGCCAAGGTTGAGCCGGGCGACTCCTTGGCGAAAGCCCACCCGAAAGGCCACCGCTTCAACGCTTTCGTCGCAAACCCGAAGCGGCCCGCCAACACCTTGGCGGCTTCCTCTGATTCTATGCCGATCCACTGGAAGGAAGCTCGCCGCTTCACAGGGGCAGAAATGTGTCGGGTGCAAGCGTTTCCAGACGACTACGAGTTCTGCGGGGTAAACCCCGGCTACGTGATGGGCATGAGCGTGCCCCTGTTCATGACACAGCGAGTAGCGCTGGAAATCGGCCGGCAATGGTTCGGGATTGAGTACGACCCATGAACCTCCAGCAGTACGCCGATCACCGCAAGGCGAAGGGGCTGCGGGGGACTTCTCATGTGGCGGTGATCAAGGCAATCGAGAAGGGCCGGCTGATGCCCCCTGCGGTAAAGCGCGAGGGCAGTAGCTGGCTGATTGATCCTGACTTGGCTGATGAGCAGTGGGCCAACACCACCAGCCCAGCAGAACGCGGCACTGGTCACCACCCTGGCCAGGGGCCAGCCACGGCGCAACCCAGCACCAACGATCAACCACCCCCCAAGCGGCCATCCACTCAGCGGGGAATTACGGCAGGGCTGCCCAGGGGGAAGGTGCCCGAAAGGGCGGAAAGCGAAAAGATGATCGCCGCGATCAAAGCACAACGCGAAGCCTTGGCATTGCAGCAAGAACAAGAAAAACTAGTCTACAAAGAAGACATGGAGATAGCCTATAACGCTGTCTTGCTCCAATTAACCACCCTAGCAAGCTCCGCCCATAAGCGAATCAAAGCAATGATTCCCCACCTTACCCACCAAGAGCTAAGCGAAATCGAAAGGATTATATCCGAGATTTTTGAGTCTGTATCTTCTAACGAGTTTGAAGAGCTACCGGAATGATTGATCGCAATATCCGAAAGATGGCCAAACGGTTTGCCGCCATGGTAAAGCCTAAACCGTTTATGACGATGCTGGAATATAGCAACACTCACTATTATGTTACAAGCGCAACCGATGGCCGGCAGAAGTGGCGAACTAGGCCATATCAAGAGGATTGGTTTCTGGCGCCAACTGACCCAGAGGTTGAGTGCATGGTCTGCCAAAAGCCGTCGCGGGTTGGCTGGTCGGAGTATGTCAAAGCGGTGATCGTGTTTTTCTCGGACTGGCGCCGATCCAAGATTATGCTGGTGCAGCCTACAGACTCTGAAGTACAAAAATACAGCACCGAAGATATAGATTCAATGTTTGACGATAACCATGGAATACCCAGGTTAAAGGGACAATTAAATAACAAAAAAACAAAAGGAGCATTAAAGAATAGCTACGATTTCAAGCAGCTTGTTAATGGTGCGTTGATTCACCTGGTAAGCGCCGCAACGCCCCGGTCTGGTCGTCGGGTGGAGCGAAGCCCAATCCTGTTTGAAGAGCCGGCCACCTACGACAGCCCTGAAGGCGACACCATTGGAAACTTGTTTCAGCGGGCCGGTAACATTTGGGATCCGTTCTTTACAATTGGCGGCACGCCGATATATCCTAACGATTACATGGAGCAAGCCTTTAAGAAAGGCGATCAACAATATAGATATTATCCATGCCCGCACTGTAATCACTATCAGCAACTGCGATGGGAGAATTTTATAAAGGAGGGCCCTGATGAGGGGCGGATTTGCTGCGAGCACTGCGAAACTCCAATCGACTACAGCAACCTGTACTCGATGGACAAGGCCGCTGGTTGGGCTTGCCCGCTGGGCCTGGATCGCAGCAAGCAGGTCTTGCGCAACGGTGTGCCGATCTGGCGATCACAGCAGGTGGGCCCTGGCATGAGCTACCACCGAGCTGCCATGTGGCCCGAGCTGGTGGCCCGGCATCGGGTGGCGCTGGAGCAGATGAAAATGGGCAACGTGGCGCCCATGCAAACGTTTCATAATACAGATTTAGGGGTGCCATGGGCTGATGAAATCACCAGCAAACTTACCGGCGATGGCCTAGCCGAGCGGCGAAAAAATGTAGGCTTTGGCAATGGCTACCCATGGGACGGTGAGGAGTGGGATATTCCGACCGGGGTGCTCCTGCTGACCGATGGTGTGGACGTGCAGGGCGGCGGCGGCACCGTGGGCGAGCGGCTGGTCTACACCCTCTGGGGCTGGGGGGTTGGTGAGGAGGGCTGGCACATTGCCCACTTCGAGATTGAGGGGGATCCGCAGCAGCCAGAGGTATGGAGGCAGCTAGATGTTATGAGCGAGAAACGCTGGCGCCGGCAGGACGGGGGAGAGATGCGCGTCACTTTGGGCTGTGTTGACCACGGCGGCAGGTCAAGCAAGGCCGTTGCTGATTTCTGCGCAACCAGATCAAGCCGATGGCTTGCAACAAAGGGCTCTGGTTTCAAGGGCTTGCCAATTGTTGAGCGTGGCAAGGCGGTTGCCGTCAATAAAAAAAATCAGATGATGACAAAACGCGGGCCTAAGATTTACATCATTGGTTACGGCGCTAGCGTTGATCACCTCAGGACCATGTTGCGGGTTGAGCAACCAGGGCCTCGATACCTGCATTTTGGGCAGGCTTCCACAGATCAGTTTCTTCGGGAGCTGTTTCCTTGGGTGTACGTCCCGAAGAACCGGGCACGCACTGAATACCATTGGATCCTGCCCCCAGGCTCCCAAGACGAAGGCGGCGACTGCACGCGGATGGCCTATGTGGCACAGCTGCTGGTTTCTCGCCGTTACGCAGCTGGCACCATGTGGTCCCAACTCGCCCGCACCCTGGGCACCCAGGCGCCGGGGACGGGAGGGGGAGGTGCTAATAGGTTTGGCACTGGCGGGCGGTTTGGGTGAGTATGATGCAGGCCATGGCAGGTATCACGCTGGCAACCGCCACAGCGCGGCTAGAGGATTATCTCGATGCGGAGCTAAAGATTCTTGCCGGCCAGGAAAAAACGATTGGCGGCCGAACCTTGAAGCGTGCAGACCTTGCAGAAATTCAGGCAGGGATTCAGATATGGGATCGCAGGGTGCAGGAGCTGAGCAGCCGGGCCAATGGCCGCGGCCGGGGATTTACCCCTAGGCCTACCTTCTGATGGCAAAGCGCCGCAACAGCAAAAACCGCCCGCTGGCTCAGGCCCTGCCCGCTGACCTTGACCGCCTAGGCCATAGCGGGATAATGGCGTTTGGCGGCATGACCGGCACCAGCAGGATGGCCCGGTCGCCACGGTTTTCCAACTGGCGTCCACAGCTACTGGATGCAGACGGTGAGGCAGAGTATGAACTAGCCGACCTGCGGGCATTTTCCAGGGATCTGGAGCGAACCGCACCGGTAGCGACTGGGGCGATCGAGACTAGGGTTTCGCACATTGTTGGAACCGGCCTCAGCCTGCAAAGCCGAATCGATGCCAAGGAGCTGGGCCTGTCGGATGAACAGGCCAGCGAATGGCAGAGCATGACCGAGCGGCGGTTCGGGATGTGGGCAAAATCGCAGTATGCCGATCGCCATGGCGAGCTGTGTTTCTATGAGCAGCAGCAGCTGGCGTTGCGTTCGCACGATTCCAGTGGTGATGTGTTTGTACTGCTTGGTGATAAGGGCCGCGAGGATTGGCCGTTTCGGCTGACGGTGCAGCTTGTTGAGGCTGACCGGGTCAGCAATCCAGATGGACGGATGAATACCGCCACGCTGATTGATGGCGTATGGCGTGATGCCGACGGCGAGCCGGTAGCGATCGAGGTTTCTCGCTACCACCCAGGCCGACTGATTCCTCGAACCGCCAACACATGGGAACGGATCCCATACCGGGGCAGCTCTGGCCGCCGCAATGTCTTGCACCTGAAGGAAATGAAGCGGCCTGGCCAAACCCGTGGGCTGCCGATCCTGGCCCCGATCATTGCCACAATCAAACAGCTAACCCGGTACACCGACGCTGAAGTGGACGCGGCGGTGAACAGCGCAGCGCTGGCGCTGTTTTTGCAGATGGACCCAGAGGCATTTGCAGAAACCACCATTTTCAGCGATGACGAGCGGGCCAAGATTTTGGCCGCCGCTGGTGGCTGGGACGGCACGATCGAAAGCGGCCGAGCCGTGAACCTGATGCCGGGCGAGAGCATCAGCAGTCCAACCCCTGGCCGCCCAAACCCAAACTTCGACCCGTTTTTTGGGGCGATGCTAAACATCTGCTCCATGGGCCTGGGGATCCCTAAGGAGGTGCTGGCCAAGGCCTTCAACGCCTCCTATTCCGCCAGCCGTGCTGCATTGATGGATGCCTGGCGGACTTGGCAAATCAAGCGCGTCTGGCTGGCCCAGCGGCTATGCCAGCCCGTTTATGAGGAGTGGTTGGCCGATGCCGTGGCACTGGGGATCATCCAGGCGCCAGGGTTTTTTGCTGACCCTTTCATTCGGTACGCATGGAGTCAGACCAGTTGGTGCGGCGATGGCCCTGGGGCCCTCGATCCGTTGAAAGAGGCCATGGCTGCCGCCAAGCGCATGGAGGAGGGCATCACTACCCGGGCCGAGGAGGTTGTGGCTTATGACGGCGGCGACTGGGAAACCAAGCACCGGCAAAGCGCGAGGGAAATGGCGGCCAGGGTGCGCGATGGTCTGCAGATGCCAGCGGTTGCGGTTGCGGTGCCACCACCTGACCCCAACAGCACTACCAATTAGATTGGGCCCATGACAGTTCTTGATGTCTTAAATGCACCTTGGGCGATCCTGCCCAACCGCCTGGAAGAAATCCAGGGGATCTACGCGGCTCGCAGCCGTGGGGAGGAACTGGACATTGCGGCAGTAGAGGCCAGGATTGGCCGGCCACTGGGGACTGAGCAGCAGCAGGGCTATGAGGTGCGGAACGGCGCGGCATTGATCCCGTTGCATGGCGTGTTGGCCCAGCGGATGAACTTGATGACCAACACGTCAGGTGGCACCAGCACCGAGCTGTTCGCTCGTGATGTTCAGACCGCTGCGGCAGACCCCACCGTCAAGGCCATCATCCTGCTGGCGGACACCCCAGGCGGCACCGTGGCTGGCACTCAGACGGCTGCGGCAGCGGTGCGGGCGGTGCGTGGTGTGAAGCCGATCGCCACCATGGTTCAGGGCCTAATGGCCAGCGCTGGAGTCTGGATAGGCTCTGCCACTGACCAGACGGTATTGGACTCTGGAACCGCTCAGATTGGCTCGATCGGTGTGGTTGGGACCCATGTGGACGTGAGCCAGCGAGAGCAAGCGATGGGGGTCAAGACTACCGAGATCGTGGCCGGCAAGTTCAAGCGAGCGGCATCGCAGTATGGCCCGCTGACCGAAACCGGCCAAAAAGTAATCCAGGATCAAGTAGACTATTTGTACTCGCTGTTTGTCACTGATGTCGCCGCCAACCGTGGGGTATCGGTTGAGCGTGTTCTCAATGACATGGCTGATGGGCGAATGTTCATCGGTCAACAGGCGATTGATGCGGGCCTCGCGGACCAAATCAGTAGTCTGGACATGCTGATAGCTCAACTCACTGCAACCCCTGGCGCCTCCACTGGTGGGCGCCTTGCCCCATCCACCCAGCCCCCTGCCCGTTTTGCTATGGATGAAAATCAACCCACGCCCCAGACCACTGCCGAATGGCTGGCGGCCAACCCTGAGGTCGTTGCATCATTGCGAGCCGAAGGCGCTGCCGCCGAACGCCAGCGGATCGCCGATGTTCGCGCCCGGTCATTGCCAGGCCATGAAGCTCTGATTGACCGCCTGGCCGCTGACGGTAGAACCAGCGGACTCGAAGCGGCCGATGCTGTTTTGGCCGCTGAAAAAGCCAACCTGGCCAATCGCGCTGCCGTTCGCATGGTAGATGCTGGGCCTTCGGTGTCATACGCCCCAGCCCCTGAGGCGTTAAGCGAGGCAAAAACGCCGGAAAGGATTGAGCCTACCGCCATCGAAATGGCCAACAAGGCTAAGGAGCTGGTGGCCAAAGCCAAGGCTGATGGCCGGACGCTTTCCGCTACCGATGCCGTGGCTCAGGCCCGGCGCGAACTCATCCAATCCTGAGGCTATTGCCATGCGTAACCAAGGACTAGTTAAGGCCTTTGTGGCCGGTGCCGCCATTAACCCCAATCGCTTTTTGAAGTTTGGCACTGATGATCACACTTTGATTCAAGGCGCTGCTGCCGGTGATTCTATTTTCTGCGTTTCCGATGACGTGGGATGTGCATCTGGCGAACGAATTGATGCTGTATTTACCGACATTGCCACTGTCGAGTATGGCGGAACTGTTACCCGTGGCGGCTTGTTAATAAGTGATTCAACAGGTCGAGCTATCGCAGCTACTGCATCCGCCGGTACAAATGTGCGAACCTGCGGCATTGCATTAGTTAGCGCTGTTGTAGGCGACAAAGGCCCGGTACTTCTTTCCCCCGGTTCTTTCCAAGGTTGATTTTTCCCCCCTGATGCACTAATTCAATGGCTTATCAGAACTTTCCTTTTCCGATCCAGCAAGACCTTACGGCAGTCTCTCTTGCTTACACCAACCGCGCTTACATTGCTGATGAAGTTTCACAGCGAGTTCCGGTTGGCTCTCGAGAGTTTAAATGGTTGCAGTACAACCGCGACGAAATGTTTGCCGTACCTTCGACCCTAGTCGGTCGCAAAGGTGTGCCTAATGAAGTTCAGTTTGGCGCAACTGAAGTTGCTGGGTTTGTCAAGGATTATGGGCTTGACGACGTAGTGCCGCAGGACGACATTGACAACGCCCCTGAGGGCTACAACGTTGTAGGTCGCGCAGTTGAAGGGATTACCGAGTTGGTTGCTTTGGATCGAGAAAAACGGGTAGCTGATTTGTATTTTAATATAAATACTTATCCTGTCGCCAATCGCGCTACCCTTAGCGGCACTTCTCAGTGGTCGGATTATACAAACTCTGACCCCTATTCCGCTATCATGGCGGCGCGCGACGGCATGTTGATGCCGTTTAACACTGCCGTGCTGGGTCGTTTGGCTTGGTCTAAACTTCGGGTTCACCCCAAGATCACAGCGGCACTGGCTCCATCCAGCACTGGAAACACTGGCACCAGTAACGCAAATGGCGCTCCGGCATCTGTGCAAGCCGTTGCCGAATTGCTTGAGCTGGATCGGTTGCTGATTGGTGAAAGCTGGATCAACACTGCCAAGCCTGGTCAAACCCCAACACTGGTCAGGGTGTGGGGCAAGCATATGGCTTTGTTCCACAACAACCCATTGGCCTCTATTCGTGGCAATGCCATCACTTTTGGCTTTACCGCCGAATACGGCAATCGGGTGAGCGGCAGTATGCCAGAGCCCAAGACCGGCCTACGCGGTTCTCAACGGGTGCGAGTAGGCGAAAGCGTCAATGAGCTTATTTGCGCTTCTGATGTTGGCTACTATTTCCAAAACGTTGTCGCCTGATCATGCCCTCCTACACCGTTCTCAATGGCCCTGTTGACCACGACGGGGCCCGTTATGAAGATGGCGCCGAGATCCCCCGGCTAACCGCCGAAGAAGCCGCCACCCTGGTGGCCTTGGGGGTTGTTGGTGCCACACCCGAAGCTGCCACACCCGAAGGCGGCAAGAAGACTAAGCCTGCGGAGCCTGGCGACTGATGGCGTTCGACGATCTAGATGATTTTCTGGATCTGGACATGGGCGCTGTTCCCGTGATAGCCGGGGCTGTAACAGGCCTTGGCTATCTCGACTTGAACAGTGAAATTATTTT